GTAGAAGTGAAGACCGATTGCGTTAGATGACGGTACAACGGCTCCTGAGATGATGTTGTTTCCATATAAGAATGAACCAGCCACTGGCTCACGAATCCCGTCAATATCAACGGGAGGGGCAGCTATGAAAGCAATGATGAAACAAGTTGCTGCAGCGAGTAGACAAGGAACCATTAAGACTCCGAACCAACCAACGTAAATACGATTGTTAGTAGATGTTGTCCACTCACAGAACTCGTCCCAACCTTTCAATACGCTGCCGCTTCTGGTTAAAGAAGAAGAAGTCATTTAATTAGTAGTACGATTTTTGTGAACTTGTATGATGAGAGACTTAACCCCATGGTCTCGGTTAGGGGTCGGCTGAATACCTAGACCTAATGTTAGCAATTGAATATATTATCTATCTTTATGAGATATATAAGTATTACTTGTACTACCTGATTTCAGCTAAATTAATACCAAGATCTTATTCAAGGTATGGCGAAGACCATTAGATATGCAGGTGAGGTCTTCCAAGGCTATAACAAGCCTAAGAGAACAAAGGGAGGATCTAAGAAATTTGCTGTCTTAGTCAAAGACGGTGATAAAGATAAAATCGTGCGTTTCGGAGATCCGAATATGCAACATTACAAGGAAGGCTCAAAAGGTAAAGGAGGCCACGGCGATAAGAAGCGTCGAGCCAACTTTAAAAGTAGACACAACTGCGACGCTAAGAAAGACAAAACAAAACCAGGATACTGGTCATGCAATTGGAGCTGGTAAATGAAAGAACAAACAGACGATCCTATTTGGGCAAGATCAGGAACATGTCCAACCGCAACACAAGATGTTAAAGAAAATACTGACAATAGAGACTGGACGATCAAAAACTTTGGCTACGGCCCTTTAAACCCTGATAATCCTGATCCTGGCTTTTGGGAAGATAAAGCCAAATTATGGTCAACGGAAATCTCTGTAGCTCAAACAGCTCTATGTGGCAATTGCGCGGCATTTGATCAGACGCCTAGGATGCTACAGTGCATCATTAAAGGTGTAAACGAAAAAGGAACTGTTGCTAACCCTGCAAACGTTCAGAAATATGGCAACTTGGGATACTGCCAGCTATTTAAATTTAAATGTGCTGGATCACGTACCTGTGACTCTTGGGTTTATGGAGGACCTATCCAATGAATAAACGAAAAGAAGCTAAATCTCGAGCAGAAGCTCACTCTAAGAAAAAAGGCTTAGATGGCAAAGCCTGTTGGGACGGATATAAGCTTGCTGGGACGAAAATGAAAGGTGGTAAGAAAGTAGATAACTGCGTCAAAATCTAACTACCACTCTTGCTTTGACTTCTCGTCGCTTTTCTTTTTCCTTCTCTTGCTGACATATTTCTAGTCGCTGCTGCTTTTGCACGAGACGCTGCTTGTCCACGTTTAGCATGTGCTGTTCCTCCTCCTTTTCCAACAGAGTAGTAATCTCCTGAGTCAGTTTCGTCAGGCCAATAGCAACCAAAAGCATCACATTTTCCAAATGCCTGAACGTAATCCAAGCTTGTAGCTGCTGGATTGTATCTCATTGATTGTTCTAAATTATCCACATTATCTTCGTAAACTCCCTCTAATCCATGTCTTTTTAGAATATCTTCTTTCATTTGCTCATCGAACGTCTTCTTCTTGACAGGTTTAACAGTTGCCTTAGCCTCTTTTTCTTTTTCTTTATTGGCTACAAAACTAGCTGATAATTGTCCTAAGTCATCGTCTAATTGTTCTCTAAAGCCTTTAACAGGACTAACACTAGTATTTGAAGCTGTAGGAGAAGACGACCGACCTTCTAAGTCATCGTCTAACTTTTTTCTGAAACCGTATAAATAATCATCAGCATTTAAAGCTGTAGGAGAATACGATTGACTTCCTAAGTCTGCAAGGCTTACAAGAGCAGGATCATCTGCCGCTCCTTTCATTAATTCGATTTTAAAATCGTCACTCCCAGCCAATCTCATGACTTATTCAGATAGTCTTCTATAAACTAGGTTACCTGAAATTGAAACTCTCTCTTTATCGCAATCATAAAAGGGATAGACGCAATGCTGCAGAGTCGCAGGGAATAACACCATAGCCCCATTAGAGTCAGGGTTAAGCAAGATCCTATATTCACATATTTCTCCTGTGAGATTTTGGTAATAGAAAACAAAATTAGAAGCCATCGGATTATTACTACGTTTAGAAATAGGAAGATTATGTTGATCTTTCGCGTAAGTAGGAATATCCATCCAAATGACAAACGAGCCAACCCCAGAATGTTCATGAACAGGATTAAATTCATTTTCTTTTTGGAAATTAACCCATAATTTATCGATATAAACTTCAGACTCTACATCGTTCAACTCGTAAAAAATATTACGGCTAACAGCAGACGTCGCCAAGAAATCTTGAACGTAGCGCGTCACAGGCCTTTTTATATAGTTATAAAAAATTTCATCTTTATCTTTCATCTCCAAGCTTGAAGATATATGTCCTGCTAATCGATCACTATAAGAGTCTCCTTTCTTTTTCGCATCTGCAATACAATCCCAAAGATGCTTCATTATTTCCCCACTTAACTGAGTAGTCAAGACAGGAATATTCGGCGGAATAACAAGACTCCATTTACCTTCTTCTGACGAGAGATCTTCAGGACTTTCCATACACACTAAAAAACCACCACCATCATAAATGGCAGTGGCTTTATAGCAAGCTGTTTAAGCTTCTGAAACTAAAACTTTACTACGTAAAGCATCAGGTGTCGCTTGGCTTAGCATTTGCCAAGCTTGCTGTGGATTCTTGTCACTAAGAGCAGAGAATGTATTCCAGAAATCATCTCCACCAGCAGACTTCTGAACGCCAGGAGCAGGCATGTCTATCTGAGGACGCTGGAACTGCTGAGTAGGAGTTTGACCTTCTGGGGCAGTTACTTGGTTAGGAACAGGAGCTTGTGCCTGTGCTTGTGCTGAACGTGCCTCATTAGCTGCTACTTCTGCTGCTAAACGATCTTGTGCAATTTCAACTGGATGAGGGCCGTTAGGACCAAAGAACTCATTGACGTAAGAAGACAACATGTCGGGATTAGTCAACATGGTGTGATAAGCAGCATTATCAGACGCTGCCGCATCTACAACCTTTTTAGCTCCGTCTAAATTTGCACTTAATTTTTCTACTCTGCCTGCTAAATCAGATGCTGTTTTTGTTTGAGTAAGAAGAGCGTCTTCTACTACACATGCATAACGATTTAATAGTGCAGGTGCTTCAGCTCCAAAGTGCTGAAGAACTTCAAGACTCTCTCCGCTGACGCTGTCTAGATACCCGTCGCTGCCTTGTGCGGTTCCTTGCTGACTCGAGGTCTGCGCCTGTACCTGCTGGGTCGGGGAGTACGCCGGAGTTGCTTGGGGCACGTAAGTCTGCATCCCCGAAACGGACGGTGCTGCTTGGTACGTTGGTGCCGCTTGGGAGGGATAAGTCTCCTGTTGTGTTGGTGCCTGTAGGGTCGGCGTTGAGTAGGCTGCCTGGGGTTGGGAGTTCTGCGTTGCGCTCAAACTCTCTGTTAGGGCGTTGAACGCCGACTCCCATGGATTCGCCTGTGGAGCCTGAGGTGCTGCCTGAGGCGCCGTCTGTTGGATCGAGGGATCCGAAGGAGTCTGGTACGAAGGCTGGGCGGTCTGGGCCGGTGCTTGTTGATAAGCCGCGTTCGGCACGGGAGCGCTCGACGGAATCGAGTTCTGTTGGATCGCCGGTGCTTGTGTTGTCGTTGTATTGTCCTGCATAAGTTAGCTCTCGCTTAAGGAAATCAAATGCCCTATATACGTAGGGGGTTAAATCAAGTTTAGGGTCTGCCAATAAAGGCAAGTCGGGTGCCTGCGGATGAGGCGTTTGACGCATGTCATTTATCAGCGCCAAGAATTGTCCAATACTGCTTTGTGTGGCTTGAGCCATTCTAAATGGATAGCCACTAAGCATTGCGCTTCTTTCTTCATCTGTCTTGTCAGGGAAGAGGTATCGTAACGCCTCAATGCTGTTAACACCGAGTTCTTGTAAGTTACGAACAACAATACTTGAATTTAGTATATCCTCTGTGCCATCTTCGAAGACTGGACCTTTCCATCTCCACTCTACTTTTCGATTGCCGTCGGGAATTAAACCAACGACTCCATTAGGTAATTCACTGTTTTGTACTGCTTCTCTAATGGATTGTTCTAGCTGAGCCTCGTAGTCAGACTCTGCAACTTGGAATGCAGCCATGGCTTCTGCATGACTTGTTTCGTCAGGAAAATCTTCTAGGATTGGTGGTGGTGGTTTTGGTAGATTTATAGCGGCAGCAAATGAATCACGGAAAATTCTTTCTTCGTGAAAAATAATTAAACCTAATAACTTACATAAACCATAGGTCAATAAACCTCGGCATCTACGTGTTGCAGTAGTAGCAGCTCTACCGTATAACGATTTAATTTCGTATGCAGTTGCTCCAGAACTAATTCCTAATTCGTCAACCCCTCCCATCGCTGTACGCAATTCTTCCCGATATTGACGTGCGTATAAATTCTGATCTCCAGAAACTGCATCAGGAGTTAAGTAAACAGCTCTATCAGTTGCTTCTACATTGGCAATAATCCTAGGTACTTTCATGCCTCCAATTCCCGATCCTGTCGGTTGGCTAACTCGTGTAGAAGGCCTTCCCATAGAAGAGAAACCAGCTTGAGAACTAATAGTAGGTCTCATAGCTTCATCACTACCTGACTCAACTAAGTCATGTTTTGGCCTGCTAGAGACAAGCGTAGGATTCCCGAAGAAAGTGATATTGGTTCTAATATTTTTAACTAAATCATCATGTAAAACAATTTGATCACTGAGCCAATCAAAATCTCCTGTCGAATCCATGCCAGTAGAACGCATGGTGTTGAAAGATTCAACTGCAGGTATAAAGCCAAGACTATTAATTAATGTTCGTGTTGAACTTGGCGAATAAGTAAAGTTTTTACCTACTCCTGCTTCAAACGATGGCTTTTCATTCGTGATAGATTCTTTAATAGTATCTCGACGTACTTGTAGTTTTACCCATCGTTCACTGCCATTTTCAGAACTAGGAGTAGCCAAAGCTCCAATTCCACTACGTACAGAAAAAGAATAAATTAATTCGACTTCTTCTAATTGAGAGCCAGCGTCGTAATAAGCACGATAATTATCCTTGCTAAACCACATGACTCTATACGTGTCATCAACTGGTCTGAAATAAAATAAACCTTTTCCATCGATTAAAAAATCATCAACGATACCTTCCAATCGACTATCAATCTCATTCTCTTCTACCAGCTGTTGAAGGAATAATCTTCTAAAACCAAAAGTATCTTGTGCTGGAAAAAATTCAATACCTTGACGAAGCATAAATAGCTTCATCTGTGCAAGATGGCTATTGACAACCATCGTGTCAGTACCACTAGAGCCATCTCTCTTTCTAGCGGCTTCTAGTATCTGACGAAAACGTTCGGTGCCTGGTTTAATCATTCTCTAATCCTACCTCCATTCTATTTGTGCGCCGCCTCGTTTCATGAGACCTTGCACAACGATATTCAAAGAATCGGCACAGTCATCATGAGGAGCATGACCGAAATTGCATACTTCATCAACCATGCAGGTGAAATCTCGATATTTATTAAAAATAATCTTTTTACCTTGAAAAAGACCAATAATCCCTCTAAGGCGAGCGAGCTTATCACCCCTAAAACCTTTAACAGGACTAACACTTAAATTATAGAGCTGCCACTCGTTAAATAAAATTCGTTTGAGATCTCCTTCAAAACTTTTTTGATAAGCCACTACTTCAGGCCAAATTACAACAGGCGAATCTGTTCTGAAGTATTGACCTTCATCGTTGGTACTTAATAAATTCCACTCTATTAATAGCTCACACAAAGCTTCTATCTTTTCAAGATTCCCCATCGACCTCATTCTTTTGTAGTCGATGATGTAAACATGATCATCTTTGCGTCCTGCCAAGGTGAATACAGTCCAATCATTTCGTTCTGTCATACCTGCAGACAGATCAATACCCACTCCAATCGTGTCATATTCATCTGGTACTTCACCTTTGACAAATAATTCAGGAGAGATCCCAAGCTCAGTCGTTTTAATTGGTTGGTTTAAGTATTGGTAAGAGAAAGCGACACGATCATCAGCTTGTAATTTTAAAAGATATTTAACAGACCAAAAAGAAGGCCAATAAGATTTAGGAGCACCACTATCGTCATAACTTAATGCCCCTTGTGATATAACTTTCCATCCTTTTTTCCGACAGAAAGTTGTAGTAAATAAATCATCAAAATGAAATCGAGTTCCTAAAGCAATAGCACGAGCACCTTGAAACATGGTTGGAACAATAACATTTGTCCAATTAGATTCCATCTCTCTTCTTATATCTGGATTAGCGATGGCTGCTGCGCTTTTGATAGCGTCATCAACGATGATTAACGAACTTCGCTTAGAAGTAATAGTTCCTTTCAATCCTGCACAAGCAACAGTGAAAGCGTCTTCTCCTCTAACGTCTATCTCTGCGTGTTCGAAATCAATAGACCATAATTCATCGCTCGTGCGATGCTTGGATAATCGAACTGTCGGAAAAATTTCTTGATATTCTTTATTGGAAATGAGGTTTTTTATTGCAGCACTTTTATTCCTTGCAACGTCTACGTTGTATGAAACGTATAAAGTTCTTAATAATTTTTTAGCCTGAGCATGACGTCCTATCAACCAAGCAACTAATAATCCTATTACTGTAGATTTAGCACTGCCTCTAGGACTTAATAAGCATGTATTGGGACCCGCAATATCGAGCAAATGCTCGTTGCTTTCACCTGTTAAAAACTCTTGGTGCCACACCTTCATATGACGAGCTGCAGGTTTTCCCATTAGCTCGCAAAAGAAAGCAAAACTTTTACGTGCTTTTAAGACGTGTGGAGGAGTTGTAACGACCTCTGGCTGACTCTGTATAGCACGAGCAGCTAATTGGGCACTTCGTCTACGAGCGAGAGATATCGATGCATTAGACATGTAAGAAGTCTAGGCGTTATTCACTATTGAAGCTACATAAGAATAATTTTTTCTTTTTGCCTCCAACCTTTTCTGTCTACCCAATCTTGAAATTCAGCTTTAGCTTCTGGAGTTAAATAACCAAAAAATCTATTCAACGCATGTTTTAGGGCATAATTTTTATCTTCAAATTTATCCAGTTCTAGACCGCCATGCAAGGCACAGCAAGCGTCTAGGAGATCATACATAGGTATAGGAGTATGAGCGTTTTGTTGTTCCCTATCCATAAATAGTGATAAACTCAATTAAGGTATATTTGTTCACTATAGTTCTAAATCTATGAGCCAGGGGAGATCTTTCTTATTATGGATTTTGGAAGGAAGTAAATTATAAGCAATGCTAATCCTATCTTGGTCTGTTGTGTTCTTATTCGCCTTATGTATTTGATAACTAGGAAAAACTAGCAAGTCTCCATTTTCCGCAGGCAATTCAACTTCAGGGTGCCAACTATGACGCACTACTATATCAAAGAAACAGTCTTGAGTAGCATTAGTAGCTTTACTCGTCTTAGGTTCTTCTTTTACAATTAAAGACATATTGCTGCCCTCTACATAAAGCACGCACGACATAAAAGAATCTGCATGACTATGAAAAACAAAGCCTTCTTCTCCTGGTTTCTGTTTATTGATCCAAGCTGCTACTATTTTCCAGTCACCTATATTTGGATGCCGAGGGCAAAGACTAGAGGCTTCTTTCAGAACCATTTCATTTAAAGTTTTATATTTTGGATCTCTTAGGACATCCGCATAACCCTTGAAGTTCAATTCCTCGGAAGATACGTCAGTAGGAATTACCTTTGTATCCAAGCCAACCTTATGTATTCGCGTAGGGAAGACATCTACATATCCTTTATAGTTGTCCATAGTGCCTAACCTTTTCTACTATTTGATCAATAATATTTACATCCAAACCTAAGAAAGGTGGAATAATTCCAAGAATTCTAAGTAACCCATCGACAAATAATGCAAGGCACGTAAATCCAAGAATCATACTAATAATTGTTGCATTTCTATTGTGTTGTTTCATAGAGGCCTCGTCAATAGCCTTAGCCTTGGCTACAGCATCGGCCAACATAATATCTACTTCGTCTTTCGTGTAACACAAATGAGGTAAAATCTCTCTAATTTTTTCTTCAGTCATACATGTATGAAACTGTTACGAGTAGCCTACTTCTCTTCAATGAGAGCTGCCCATACAGATTCATAAGCTAAATCTAAAGCGTTTGTCATATCCTCGTTACCCTTAAAAATAGATCTTAATTCCCTCATAACTTTATCGGCTCCAGATAAGATTAATCCTCTTTTATCTGTACCTCGAGACATCTTTTCAACCTCTACAACATGGCCACGCAATTCTTTAGATAGATGTGCTATTCGAGTTGCCGCTGCATCTGGTTTGACAATATCTGCTTGTACTTGCTGTCTTAAGAAATCAATATCATATTCCAGTTTGACAATCTCTCCCAACATCAGTTGCCTACGATTTAATTTTGGAAAATTGTTAGAGACCCATTTTTCTAAAGGCGTAAAACCACCTTCATACCCCAAGACAGTTGCATATAACCAAATTTCAACAATCGAATATGTATTTTCTACATATACCAAAAAGGCCTCGTGGCGATCTTGGTCTAATGATGTTAGAAAATTTTGAACCGTATTATCCTTTTCTATAACCATTAACCAAAGAATTTAGAACCTGCTCTATCTATAGCACCTCTTGCGTCAGCACGCATCTTTCTCTCTTCGTTATACTTATCTCTTTGAGTCTTTCTATTTTCTGAGCCTGCTTCTCGAAGTTGTAGTCGATCCTGCAAACCTTTAGACATATAATTCATTCTTGTTTGACTGCCCAATTCTTGTTGACCTAAGCGCTGTTCTTGACCTGTAACTCTTAGAGACTTTCTGTCTTGATCTCCTTGTGTTCTAATTTGTCTTCTGCCTTCCTCTCCCTGCTTACCCATTAACTCTTTCACAATGCCACCTTCAGCACCCATGATTTTCAAGGTATTACCTGTCTTTAGATTCTCCATCCCTCCGTGATATTCAGCCCAGTTTCCAAGTTGCCCACGCTGCCATTGAAGGCCTAGTCCCATGTTCATCAACATCCTATTGGAATCCATCATGGCTCCAGATAGTTGACCACCTAAATTCTTATCTTTAGGGTTACCTTTAACCCATGTGACCATATCCTGTAAACCAGTATCATACATTTTTCCTCCAGTCGTACCTGGTTTGTACTGCCAAGAATTTCCACTTTGATTTGCCAAGGAAGACATAAATCTAATCTCGCTGTATTACTAGTTTACTTATTTTTAAATTCTTGCGAACGCCTGATATTGGCTATGACATCATCACGAGTTTGAGCACCTGATTCTATCTGTTGAGACCAATAGTCTTTTCCTCCACTATCAGCTGATCTTCCTAACTCTTTTTGATACACACTATCTAAGAAATCTGAAGTAGAAGAGGTACTAGGCTTCGAGACTGTGGGGACAGGCCTAGAGATAGAACGCCTTTCTGCTCTCTTTTGCTGATCCATAGCTGCTTTCTCTGCTCTGCTCCTAGCTTCCTGCTTAGGAGATTCTCCTACGTCTGGAGTCTGAGAAATAAGCTCTGCTTCTTTGGCTTTCCTTTTAACACCGTATCTTTCTAGAGGAGCTCTCCAACTGTCATCCTTTTTCAGTTTGTCTATATTCTGTTGATGTTCATCAGGGGTTGGAGTGTACCCGTCGTTATACCTGACTATAGGTTCAACATCTTGGTAAGGTTGTACTTTATCGGTATATTCGTCTGGATCGTCAAAATTTCTGCTGGCCTTTCGGTCTTGAGCTTCTGGAGACTGCTTAAAGGATGTTATAACCTCATCCATAGACATGCCGTCTCTAACCATTGACTTCCAATATTCTTTTCCGTCTGCATCAGATTTCCGTCCAAGAATTTCGTTGTACAAATCTTCTACCTGATTATCTAACTGCTGTTCCTCGCTAATAGGAGGACGACCAGGGAAGCCAGGCAAAGGATCAAAGCCGGGATATTCCCGATCAGGGTCGAAGCCAGGGAAGCCATCACCATCATCTATACGTCTTGGAGGTCTAGGGCCGGGGTCAGGGCTTGGGCTAGGTTCAGGTCTTACAGGCCTAGGTCTTGGTTCAGGCCTTGGAGGTCTAGGTCCGGGCTTTGGTTCTGGAAAAGGTGCGACAGGTAAGGTTCCGTAGCCTGGTCCAAATTGATCATCGCCACGCCGTCTAGGTGGCTCTCTACGATCTCTACGATCTTCTCCACCCCCACGACCAAATTTACCTCTTTCTTCAGGCGTGGAATCTTCCCAAGTTATATATGGCTGACCTGGACCTCTTTGATGTCTATCATCTGTGCCGTCACCATCTTTATCTTGAAAATCCATGGTGAACATGGAATCAGGGTCTGCTCCTATACGACCACCGTAATCGGCTCTGCCTGTATCAGGAGGAGGAGAAGGTAATTGACGAGAATCATCTCCTGAAGTTCCACCATCTCTAGGACTACCAAAGATGTCGTTATATCTATCTTCAGCAGTTTTTTGGTCTCGACGATATCGCTCAGGCGTTACATTAGTACCCGGAGCATAATCAATCGTGATATTTCTATAACTTTCATCACCTACACCTGGGTTCAACGTAGGCTGATTGTACTCGTCATATCTCCAGTTCTGACCATCGTCAGGAAGTTCAGGAAATGTCCCACCGTCCACAGGAGTAGGCTCATAAGTTAAACCAACGTCCTGCTTGCGATTTCTAATCCTTTCTAATTCTTCCTCGTAAAAACCGTCTTCTGCAAGACCAGGTAGTCGTTGTATATAAGAAGCCATTTAATTGCCTAGTAGATAAGGAAGCAATGCAGCACCACTGCCAATAATGCGTGATGTCATATCGTGACGTAATTGAGGATTGATGACGTTTTGCAAGTCTTGTTTTTGCCTCTTGTCACGAAAACCTAAACCAATATCTCCTAACATTTGATGTCCTTCTGGAAGCCTAGTATCTACACCTTTAGTCAATCCTTCGATAGCGTAAGCAGGAGCCATTGCTGCTTCTTTTAAAGCAGTACTCATCGTGCTGGCAAAGTTATTGTCTTTCAATAATTTATTAATTTCTTGTGCAGCTTCATCTCTGCTAAGAAGTCCACTTTTAGCTTTCTCTTTTAATTGCAGATAGCCAGGATTCATCGAGGCTTGCTGAACCATTAAATCTTGAAGCTTTGCCGCGTTAAATCCCATTACTGTAAATCGATCCTCCTTGTTATTTTAATCAATTACTAAGTATCAAAGCCAAGATCATTCATAAGGAAATTTTTAACTGTTGCACTGTTGCTTTGCTTGCTTCCTGTAAGGCCTTCTCCAGCCATCCTGATCTGTGTAGGCTGACCCCAAATATTACCTAATGTTTGTTGCAAACTCTTTTTTCTTGCCAGTTGTATTTCTTTCTCGGCAAGCCACTGCGACTGCTCGTTAATCATTTCTCTTTCTACTAGGTCTCCCTTCTCTTTTAAAGCAAGGCCTGCTAAATCCATTCCTTTCGTAAAATTCAGCTTATTAATCTCTCTTGCCGTATCTGTTGAATCTGTCGTCTTAATAGCACTAAAACCTTCTATAGGAGGATTCCCAGGAAAGTTATTTAGGTATGCAGCACTTGCGCTACCGAATCCGCTAGGTAAGCTTACTGCCATTTTAGAAACCTATTAATGAATTAACGGTTTGACCGCCAACAGCATTTGCATTCATCATTGCATTAGCCAATATTGCATCTTGCTGTGATTGTCTTGCTAATGCATTCTGCTCTCTTAATAATTCTTTTGCTGGTTCCATACCAATCTTATTTATCTCATTCTGTATACGTGCTTTCTTTTTAGCTTGGTTTAAATCTACGTTAGGATCAAAGGCACTATATACACCTCTAGCTAATCCTTTACCTGCGCCTCCGCCTAGCAATCCTCCAGCGGTTGATCCAATAACCCAACCAACGCCAGGGATAGGAATTAAAGCTTGACCTAAAATTCCCCCTAGAGCAGCTCCACCAAGGGTGCCGCCAATTTTTCCACCAGCTTCAGCAACGTTTACAGCCACTGGATCTGTAGGATCTCTTAATTCTTGAGCTGCATCTAGCAATGCGAATAAACCTGTCAAACCTGCAACACCTCTTACCCGAGGTACTTTACCCATCAGCTTCAGATAGTCACCTGGGCCTTTAACTCCTGCTCCTACGCGTAAAGGACCTGAGCTGACTCGTTTGCTTAATCCTTGTACATTCTGGAAAGTCGGTACTTTTCCTGATATTTCTTTTAAGACATTTGGATCTTTCAGTGCTTCTCCATACAAAAGATTTAATAACGGCTTAGTAGTACCTCTACGAAGATTATTGAAAAAACCAGCCCCCATAGCCATGGGGATAGTATTGCCGAGTACATTGGTCGTCGAATTTCTTGGTATATCGCTAGGATTACCAAAAATACCTAATTCATCCATTCTGTACAGACACAGTAAGCCTACTGTTTAGATTCTAATGGTTAATACAATACGACTACTTATTCCTCGCAGTAAGGAAGATCCTCTGGACGAGCAGACAGAAAATAATGCTTAATAATTGAACTCGGTGTTTTTAACTGTTCGTAAATAGCTTCTGACATTTCGAACGATTCTGGATAATCAATACTATCGTTCATCTCTGATATTGCAACCTAGATAGTCGGAACGCCTTGTGAAGCTAAGTAAATCTTCCCAGCAGTCAATCCTACATTTGCGAGTGTGTTGAAGAAACCTCCTTTTGATTGTCCTTGGCTAACTCGTCTTGCGTATCTTTCGTCAGCTAAACGCTTGCGATAAGCCAAGTCTTCTCTCATCTTTGCTTCTAAGGCATCTCCTGCCATTCTTATTCCATATAAATTACTATCAGCCATAGTATCCACAGCATCCTGAGTACTGTTGTTGGCGGCTACGTCTGTTAATCCTGTTTGAATATTTGGTGTTAATGAATTCTGTTTCGACTTGTAATATCCAGTTGCATTGTTAAATTTAAAATCCGCAGGGTCAGGACCAAGTAATCCAGATTTGGATTGATCTTTTCTAAGAGCCTCTAAAACGGCTACTGGGTCTAAATCGAAAGCCATAAGTTTATTTTAGTTAAAACCAACTATTAAGGCCTCTGTTTCCGAAAAGGCCTCCACCTGAATTAATACCCATGTCTGTGTTCCATTCAGTCGTAGCACCACCAATCGTGGTATCAGTTCCAAAAGGATCAACAATCAATCCCGTTGCGTTCGTTGTAGCCCAAGGATCATCAAAATCTCTACCAAAGGAATCTGTTCCACTACTGCCTCTACCACTAAATGAATTTCCACTTCCTATTTGAGATCCTAAATAAGCACCACCTAAGTTAATGCCCGCATTGATTAAATTATTAATACCTGACCACGCAGCTGCTTCACCTCCGACTTTACCTGCATATTCCTTCGCTCTAGCCTCATGCTCTGTAACTTCTTTAGCAGATTTCAAATTAAGCATGTGACGTGCTAAAGAATCACCTGCCATACGATTTTGCTTAATAATATTGCGAGCAGCATTCTCTCCTACATTTTGTTTAATGGCACCTAGGCCAGCGATATTCATTAGTTTTCAGTGCCCATGCTTCGTCTTATTGATTCTAATCCTTGCCCTGTTACTCCTCCAACAGCAGCAGCACCCGCACCATACTTCAATGTTTCCCATAACATATCAACTTGACCTTTTTCGCTTATTCGTTCCTTCTGAATCTTCAAGTCTTTCATTTCATTTCTGAGTTCTTCTAGCTGACCAGGAGCAGGACTTTGGTCTTTCTTGGCTGCTTCCTTGATGATGTTGTCTCTTTGCTTCATTCGGTCTTGGATTTGAGCTTCAACACCTTGCATCTGCTCTAATTCTCCACCTACTCGAGCCATCTTTCTTCCTCCACGCCTAAATCCAGCACGTGCACCGGCTGCAGCAGCCAATGTAGGCAAGATTGCGGTAGCAGCAGGCATGGATTTACCCATGAAGTTGATTTCAGGACCATGAATTCCAGTTAAGTTGCCTTTTAACGCACCTAAAACGTTGAATTTGCCATCATCTAAAGGATTAAGGTCTGTTTTCCTGTCGAATTGGTACGCTTTGTATCTTCTGTACTCTGATTCAGAAACATCTGGTCTTTCTTTAGCAAATTCGCCGTAAGGAAGAAGTTTGCCTGTCCTTCCTAGGAAGTATCTGCTCACGAATTCACCTAAAGGAGAATCAGTTCTACGAGGATCTGTCTCACTTGGTAATATTGCTTTGTATCCTGCAGGTCTTCCTATATTTCCTATACCTGTAGACATTGCAATAATGGCAGGCACGGTGGCAGCTAGACGTACATTTCTATTTCTTAATAAGCTTTCTCCTCCCGTTAACTCTCTAATCCTTTTAGCCTCTGCTACTTCAGCAGCACTGGCATTAGGTCCTGCTTGTTCTATAGATTTCTGAGCATCGTGCAATGTTTGCAATGTCGTGAGTTGAGTCAAAGCCTGAGGAGCATTCAGGAACCACCATATATTTCTTAAACCATCACTCATCACATCTGCCGCTAATGCTCCACCTGCTTGCTTTAATCGTGCGCCTGCACTGGGAGCTTCTCCTTGTCCGTAGACGTTAACAACCTTGCGTGCAACCTCTGGATTCTCAGATAAGTTTTGTGCAAATTCTTTTCTTCTCTCAGGAGAGTAGCCCCCTAGAGGAACCTGTTGAACTTTATTGAGAATTTTTCTCTGTATCGACCTGTTATCTCCTAAAACATTTGTCGGCAATCTATCGACTTGTCTTACGGCTGACTGAAATAAATCTGATTCTGCAAGGTTATAAGGTAAGTATTGTCTAATTAAATCAACAGCTGCGGATCCACCCAACATATCTTCAAGGGGTGCATTCTGATAAACGATATTTCCTTTATTACGAACTAAGTCCTGATAGTTTCGAGGACTAGACAGGAAGGCATCTTTAAATTCGTCGTTACGTGCAATCGCCATAACTAGGTCAAAGCTCCACCAGCTTGTAATGCAGCACTAATTAATGCTTGTTGAAGTTCGGCTTGTGTTAATTGTTCGGGACTAGGAGGAGCTATATTCTTGCCTTGAGTACGTTCTGCTATATCTTGATAAATTCTATTGGTAACGGGGAAGTTATAAATACCTGTAGCAGGTAAAGCACTACCGACGAAATCTGCAGCGGTAACAACATCGTTATATCTATTACCTTTCAATCCAAGTGCTCTAGCACCACCTATACCCGCGCCTATACCCAATAAAGATCCTGCAAGACCTATCCCTGCATCTTCTGTAAAAGCCATACCTCTTTCTCCCCACGTTGCGCCTTCTGGAAGTCTCATGGCGGCTGCTCCACCAAATAAGACGTCAGGACCGAATCTGAATAGAGCGGCTCTTTTTGTAGGAGCAACCTCTCTAGCAATTATTTTAAGAATGTCGCCTGCTCTTCTTATCATTATACCGCTGCCTCCTCTACAGGAAATGGAGCTGGAGCTACTTCAGTTGGAGGATTGAAGTCGGCTACGTTACGAGAATTACTCATAAACATTTCCATGAATTGCTTAAGTTTGTCCTGAGCTACAGCACTTGCAGTGGGTCCAGCAACAGTATTAGCTGGGCCACCAAATTCACCTGTTATACCTGTCTCGGACTGTGGATCCCATATGTCTCCTGCAAACCTTTTATCAGGAACTAATTGACTAACTGATGAACCAGATTGAAAATCAACCTGACGTTCTCCTGTTGCTCTACGATTCTCGACTGCTTGAGCTAACGTCGACCGTACTGCGCTAGGATCTTGGTTGATCTTATAAGACACACGAAGACTGCACTATATATCTATTATCTTAACTCCTTTTTTATTGGACTCTTATGAAACAGTAATAGCTCCTTTCATAGTGCCATGATATTGACATATGTAATAATAATCTCCTGTTTCTCGGAAAGAAACTCTAAGTTTGTTATCTGATCCGTGTTGATTATTATTTTCTAAGCGAGCCCAACCAGGAGAGGTAGGTCCTACACCTGTAGCTGCACCACTCACATTACCTTTTTTGACAACGAAAGGGTGGCTAGATCCTGATTGATTATCTATTTCCATAAATTGTCCAACAGAAAGAGTTAGAGCTGGATTTATAGAATCTGATAATCCACTACCGTTAAAGACATAATTTCCACTATCGGCTGTGACAGTATAGGTTTTTTTAACGTCTGCAGCTATATCTCCAGAAATAATCCATTTATCCGTGCCAACACAAGTTAAAGTAATCTTTGCGTGAGAAAATGGATTCCTGTAAGTATTAGAACTTGAAGTATTACTAGACGCAGTATTTAAAGTGATCCCGCTACCAACAAGAGTTAATTCATTAGATTCTCCTGATAACAACGTAATAGTAGATCCCAGTCTGAAAGAGCCTGAGCTAAGAGTTATCGTGGTATCTACCGTTTCACAGATTAAAACGCTTTCTGCATCGTCAGTAGTAATTGTATAAGTAGAAGTCGTAATAGATTTAGAAGAAGGAGTTAGTAGAACCCTTGCAATTCCTTCTATCTTTCTAGAAGCATATAGCTTGTCTTCAACTGGATCATATTCAACCTCAAGGAATCTATTAGTCATTACGAGTGTATATATCTATAACTATGTTACTTATTTCGAGATCACATTCTTATAAAAATTAGCCTTCTTAACCATCTTGTCTGAATAGTTTTCCTTATCATTTAAAACCTTATTAGCGAAGGCCTTCCTCCCTTCTGGGGTATCTTCATGTCCCGCCTTAGTTGCAGCGGCTGTAAAAGTACCTCCTGTGCCGCCCTTACTCATAGGCTTTTTCATCTTTTTAAAAGCCTGAGCTAAAGCCTTAGCCTTCTTGCGTTTTTCTTCACTCATCCCTCAATTCTACTCCAATAAGATCTTTACCTTTTAGCACGTACTGATACATCAGCCATGTATGCGTATTAAAAATTAAAGTTGAAAAAATTACGATAGAGACAGGATCGAAACCATTATCTTTTGTTAACGCACCAAGCAAAGCATATCCTTGCTCAGTATGACGTCTCATGTCTTCAGGAGTGATCTTGAATTCGTGTTTCTTCATCGGCGCCTATTTCTAAGGAGTCGTTGCATTAACTCATTCATAGCTTTATCATGTTCAGCAGAACCGACATCAGAGCCTAACCCTTCTGACATTTGCTTGTAAGTCGTTGGTGTAACTGGAGATTCTGGAG